ATAAAAGAATTAGTAGCCAATTATGAAGTTGAGATGGAAAAGAATATTACATCTCGATGGGAGGCGGATCTTAAGTCTGACTCGTGGCTTTCAAAGAACGTAAGGCCATTAACTCTTGTGTTCTTAATAGTATGCACGATGCTATTGATATTTATTGATGCTGGTGCAATCAATTTTAACGTGAAGGATTCATACGTGGATCTTCTTCAATTAGTATTAATAACAGTGATCGGTGCATACTTTGGTGGTAGATCACTAGAAAAAGTAAAAAAATAAAATGGGATTAAATTCAACAGCTACAGCTTACAACTTTGGACAGTTAGGTAGTGCGCATATTCATAACGATAACGGTGAGACTCTAACTCCTCCGGACGGCATGGTAATAGTAGCTATTACAGCTCTTAGTGAAGTAGAGCTAGACGTTTTAACAGCGGACACTTCTAACTCTTTAGTTTATGGTGGAACTGAAACTAATAACTGCTACTTTGGTATAACTAACGCTAACACTGGCGGTAATGGAGAGGCTTTAGATTCTTCTGTTACAATTGCAGATGGTACTACTTTATACGGTAGATGGACTGCGGTTTCATTAGCTAACGTAGAGGGTGCTGGTGGAATCATCGCTTACTTTGGGTTTTAATGTCACTAGGTAACGCTAATACGTCAGCTCAAGCTAGAGGTAAAAATAAAGGTGTAAAGGTAAGACGCAGGAAGGAAGTTGTGGTTGCTAAATCATATAATGTAATGAGTGGCAGCCCAAGACAAACTCGAGAAGCTTGTGGTGTTAACAGTATATCAGGGTTAACTCAAAGATACGCCCACGATGGTAGCGCGGCAGCACCGGCCGTTGGAGATAAGGTTTACTCAAGAGCAAGAGCTAACGATAAGTTTTTATTACAGTCTGGGCATTACAAAGTTGGGCCTTTCGGTAAATCGTTTTATAGTATAGAAATAAACTCATCAGGAGTTGTTGCAAGTAGAACAACTTGCGCAAGATAAACAATTTTAATTTAATATAATTTAATTATGGGAAAAAAGAAAAAAGAAAAGGTCGTAGACCTAAAGCCAGAAAAGATTACTGACGAACAGCTTAAAAAAGTTCAGGATCTTATCAATGCTATTAACCGTGGTCAGCTTGAGCTCGGAACTATTGAAACTCGCAAACACATGATGCTACACCAAGTTAGCGGTATTCAAGAGCAGCTAAGCGGTATGCAGAAAGAATTTGAAGAGCAATATGGTACGTTTGATATTAATATTCAAGACGGAACTATAAATTACAAAGAAGATGAGCCATCTGATTCGTAAGATCACGATAGGTAAAGACTACAAGAATGACGCTATGCACTATGCCGTTGGGCAAGAAGTGTATGGCGGTCATACTATTTGTGATATACTAGAAGAAGCTGAAAAGTATTCTATATATATTAGAAAAGACAAAGCTGTTATTCCTTGGAAAGATTTTAACAAGAATATGGCTATATCTGTAGAATATAACTTAGAATATTAATGCAGTCGCTTTACAACTTTATTGTAGAGCCTATAGGTGAAAGATATAACAACAAAGCTAAAGTAGGTGATAAAGAGTTAATACTTAACACTGAGGTGTTTAATCATCATTACGTTAATAGACTAGCTAAAGTTTTATCTATACCCAAGCTCACTAAGACTGAAATACAAGTTGGTGATACTGTACTAGTACACTTCAACGTATTTAGACGTTGGCACGATGTAAAGGGTAGAGAGCGTAACAGTAGATCATATTACAAAGAAAATAAATACTTTGTGAATGATGATCAGATATTTTTGTACAAGCGTGACTCTGAGTGGATATGCCCTCAAGGTTACTGCTTTGTGCAACCCATTAAGGACAATAGCAAACTAAGCGTTGACACTGAATTACCTTTGGTTGGTGTTGTTAAACATACTGATGGCAGAGCAGAGCTAAACTCTCTTGTAGGTTTTAGACCTAGAGTAGAGTGTGAGTTCGTTATTGATGGTAAGCGCTTATACCGTATACCATCTCAATTTATTACAATTAAATATGAATATCAAGGAGACGAAGAAGAATATAATCCAAGCTGGGCACAGAGCGGTTGAGGAATTAATCAAAGTAGCTAAAGAAGCTATTGTTGATTCAGATGATGATATATCAG